CTGTTGATTTTGATACAGCTATAGAAGTGAATAATTATCCTTGGGGATTTAGGTTAAAAACTAAAGTTAAATATTGGATTGAATCGAATAATAAGGGCGATAGATTCATTAAAAGGACTTTAAACCCCAAGACTAATGAATGGTGCAACCCTAAAAAATCAACCTATAATGCTGTTCAAGTTTTATATTTTGATGAGAATAACCACGTTAAAGGTTATGCGATAGGTAAATATGGAGTAAATGAAGAAGAATTAAAAGCCTTTATATCTAGTATTGATTATAATTCTTTGAATTTATTACAAAAGAAACAGATTGAAATGATTAAATCAGTTAATAAGGTTATGGAGAAAGTATCATTTAAAATTGGGAAAGTATCAGAATATAATCTCTCTGATCCTTTGGACTTAATAAGAATGAGAAATGATAATAATTCTCTAGAAACAAAAACCAAAGAAAAAGAACAAAACGTTATTAAAGATAAAATTATAAACTCTATTAATAGTACTTATAATCAATCTTTAATTAAAAACAATCTAAAAGAATAACTAGCATGAATATATTAAAAGATAACAAAGAAACTATAAAATTTTTAAGGCTTGAAATTCTTAGGAATAAGCCTAAAACCTATTTTCATAATCCTTTGAGATATAAGATTGATAAGGCAACACTACAATTTTTGGAGAATAAATAACATGGACTTAATGACAATATTTATATTTGGTTTTATAGATAATGCTGTGTTGGTACTAGCATTTTATATAACTTATTTAAATTTAGAAATATTCGTAGAAAAACATCTTGATATAAAAGTATCTGCTTTTTTAATAGGTGTAATTTCTGCTGGTATTTCTAATACTATTAGCGATTCATTAGGCTTTATTTTACAGCTTGAATTGTTACTAGGTTTGATTGTTGGACTAGGTTGTTTAGCTGGAATGATTTTAATTCCAGTTATGCAGTATATAAAGAAATAAACAAAGGTAAATGACATGAAAAGACAAAACATAGGTAAACATCATCAAAACAAGATAAGAAAACAAGCTAATAAGAATCCCTTAGAAGCATATTTTCTAGGTGGTTTTGATCTAGTAGATGATGACAAGCAAAAAGAAACTAAAGAACTAGATGATTGTATTGATAAGATGATTGAGCCTAGAAAATTCACAATTGAATTTACAACTAAAACCAATGTAGATGTTGTTGAACTAGATTTTATAAAGATAAAGAAATTCATTGAAGACAATGTCGGCAACATAACTGAAAAAATTATTATTAAATAACCATATAACCAGTATATTTGATTATATACTGGTTTTTTTTACGCATAAATAATTACAATGTACCATCATAAGCGACTAGTAATAAAAAGGTCAAAATCGAGCTGTTGCTAATCCATGTTGAAATTAAAAACTGAGATATCCTATCAGATTAGCTGTAAATAAGAGATACTGAATTAAATAGCCTAGTATTAATTCTAAAGATTAATAACTTGAATTATGCTAAACATCTGATTTTTTTACTTTGTTTAAAGATTATTAGATTGAATTATGGTAAGCGACTGAGATTGAATCAGAATATCTATAACTAACCGATTGAATTTGGCTAAGTTTGGCTAAGTTTGAGATTGAATTGACTGACTGACTGACTGATTGAATAAGTCACTTCCTTGTGACTCATGAGGGGTATTATTTATATTTGGCTTTGTGAGCTTTGGCGAATCTTGCTTGGTCATTTTCTGTAAATACTTTTGAGTCCAAACCATAAGAATGCCTAATGTTATTGATTGCATTGGTATAGCAAATCCATTCGGTACTAACAGAAACATTTTCTTTATTGAATATTTGGTCAAAGCCTTTATTGAATTTGGCTTGGTCTTGTATGCGACTTTTAGATCCTTTAGACATATCTATTCTCCCAATTCCATCTTAGATTCAACTAACTGATTAACCATTTCATCAATACTTTGAACGCCATCTATATGATATTCTTCTAGCTCGTTTTGAAATTCATCTACAGTCATAGAAGATACCTCTTCAATTATTTGTTCTTGTCTTTCTTCGTGTTGTTGTTTACTCATATTCATTTCTCCTATATCTCTAATGTTAGTTAAGGATAGATAAGAAAGACCATTCGCAACAAAGTACTTTATTCAAACCTTTGAGCCTGATTGTAACTTATCTATCCCATTAAACAGACTTCGCTTTCAAGGTCAGGAAGTTTTAGCCCTAACTGTTTAACTCATTAAGGATAGATAGGTTTGTAAAGTGTCTGCATACTGACCAGTACAATTAATTTGTATGCTATTACCTATCTATCCCATTAACTAATACCATATATGAATATATATCATATATCAAGTATATTATTTACCTTATCCATAATTTCTTTCTGTTTCTTTGTACTTAATGACTCAAAAGCGAGTCTTCCACGTAAATTTTGCACTTTTGACCTAATTTTAAAGTCATCAACTTTTGACTTATAAGCTTTTCTTTCCTTTTCAACAACCTCTGGATTCTCTAATCTCCTGATTTTGTTATACTGAGAAATTCTTAATTTATTTTGCTCATAATATGATTTGTTGTATGTCATTTATCTCTCCTAAAAAGGCACATCGTTAAATTCATCATCATCATTTCTAACTGGTGGCTTACCAAATACAGATGTATCTTCACCTATAGACTTGGCTTTGTAATCCTTTCCAGATGATTTTCTATATCCACCACCACCAGAGCCTTGATAATCTCCCTCAGATTCCTTAATTGAGATACTAGCTGATCGCTTTCCATCTTTTTCGTTAAACCAGAATGAAATCGAATATGTTTCTCCACTCTTTAAAACTAAGTCTTCTTGTGGACTGAATTTATTATTACTAAGATAGGGAGGACAATTTCTACCTGTTTCTTGGCTTATTTGGTCTCTCTTTTTATACATTATGTCAGTTACATCTGCAAATTTATCGTTTAAAAAGACATTTATATACATTGGTTTCGACATTATTTTCTCTCCTTTATTGCGTTTAATGTTTTGTCTATCTTGTTAATTTTCTTACTGATATATGTTCTTTGTTCTCTTAATATCAATAATGCAGTTAAAAGAGATAATTTATACGATTCATCAACTGATGAGTATTTTGTCTCAACTTTCAATATAGGACATTTAAAAGTACTTAATTCATCAAGTAATTCTGAAATACCCATCATATCAGCGATTGACTTCTTTTTTATTTGCTTTGATTTAATATCTGTTACCTTATTTGGCATTTGCTTCTCCTTTTTTGTGTTCTTGCTCGTGCATTGTGGTAGCACTTACAATTTCTTTTAGAATCCATTGAGAAAACTCTTTAGAATCTAATTCGTTGTGTTTTTCTTGACATTTAAACAGTGTGATTATTTCATACATTATTTTTCTCCATAGATTAATTGTATATCCAACTCTTTTTCATATTTAACTGGCTTTTCTAGTTCAGCTTTACCCAGTAACACCATAGAATACTGCTCTAAATGGTTAATTAGGTAGTTTTCATAGTCTTTATCTCTCTTAAAACACCATATTTTGCTTTCTGTAGGATTCCAATTAACTAAATGTACTTCTTTTACAGGTATATTTAGCATATTTAGAATCATCATTTGACCTGCAATTTGAGGTAAGTATTGTTTTGGGAACTCAGGATATAATCCCTTACCCATTTTAGAACACTTTACTTCAATTAATCGGCTATCGTCAAGGCTTAAGCCATCAGGAGTTGTAGAAATATCAACCACAACATCTTCTTTAACTAGGTTTAACCAGTTTTGAATTACATAATTCTGCTGATTATCACCATAGTCTTTAATCATCTGCTTATTAACTAAGATATGTTTAGCAATACCACTCATTTCATGTTTATTTCCATATTCGACATAAGGAATTGCAAAGCTATCCATCTCAGGCTCTACTGATATTCCTAAATCATACTCTAGTCTTCTTTGTCTTTGTGTAGGCGACATAAAGAATTGACCAGCAGATTTATATTTTAATCCAAAAGCATAGTCTTTGAATAAACTACTTCTAAGGTTAAAGGATTTTTGCGAATTCAACTTCATTTGTGTTTCCATCTTTTAAACCCCCATTTTTAAGCTGTTTAGTTATCTCGTTAATCTTATCTTTGGATTTAGATATATCTTTTAAGACAGGATCGGTTTTTTTTACTTCTTCAGGTTTAGTTTCACCATTTAAGAATATTTGTATTCCTAAACCAAACCCAATAGCATAGCATTTCATTAAACAACGCATTTTTGCACTGTTCATGTCAAAAGAACTAGGGTTGGGTATGGGCTTATTCGCATAATTAGTAACTGGATACCACATCTCTTTATAAAGATTATCAATAGAAACTTTACAATAAATTTCTACTGTTCCATCTTCAAAGGTTTTAGGTACGCCCCAAGTTACATGATGTTGTGGGTAATGTTTATTCATTTCAGCAACGCCAAACGCATTAGCTAAATAAGTAAAGCCATTTTTGACTTCTGTTTTTCCAGTAAGGTCGATCTGACTAAGATTATCCCAAACTGATTTATATGTATTTTCCATATTTACTCCTTATTTTTAATATGTATAAGAGTAATATTATAGGAATATATCTAGGTTTGCAAGAAAATATATTTTTATATATGTATATACGAATTTGCCTATATATAGTATATATAAGTAATACTGGGGTGGGGGGGTAATAATATATATATATAAATTAATATAATAATATATAATAAATATACTATAAGTATCATGAAACAGGAGAAAAAACAAATGAAAATAAAATTAAATGATGAATCGCTAGAAGAACTCATTATTGACATGCGAAAAAATGCAGTTGAATTAGGTCAAGTAACTCAAAACTTAGACTTATTAGAAGAAAAACGTAAGGAGTTAATCTATAGAGCCTATTTAGAGGTCGAAAAAGGCACTGAAATGACTAAAAAAGCTATCGCTAGTACTAACCCTAAGGTTGTAGAGTTAAACGAGCTAATATCAGACCTCAAGGGGAAAGAGCAAAAGTTAAGATGGTTTCTAAAAATTTCTGAAATTCATTCAAACTTGTGGCGATCTTCCAATTCATCTAAATCTCAGGAACATAAGTTATATAATTCTTACTCATAAAAAAAACATTGCATCAACATAAAAATTAGACTAGGGTTTAATAAACAACAAGGAGAAATAGATATGTTAGATACACTTACAGATAAACAACTAAAGAATTTTGAAGAAAATCAACATTCTGAAGAACTAGAAACTGTGATAAGACTAACTAAAGAACTAAAAGTTAGTCAAAATTTACTTAAATCTGTTGATGAATACCTATGTGTTCATGCAGAATCAAATGATAGAATA